ATTTTTGAAGAAAATGATTCATTTGAATCACAAAATATCTTCACACAAGAACCGGATTAATATGAAGAAAAATGAACTATTTAAACTTCTTGACAGTGTAGTTGAGGAGAATGACAGTGTATCAGCTAACAAGTATGATAGAGTACTTTTAATTGATGGATTAAATCTCTTTTTTAGGAACTTTGCGATGATGAATATTGTAAATTCCCAAGGAGCACATGTTGGTGGTTTAGGTGGTTTTATGCGTTCATTAGGATCCTTAATTAATCAAATACAACCTACTTCAGTATTTGTAGTATTCGATGGAATTGGTTCTTCCACAAATAGGAAGAACCTACTCCCCGAGTATAAATCAGGTCGTAACTTAACCCGAATTACAAATTGGGAAGTATTTGAAAACCTAGAAGATGAAGATGATGCTAAGATCAACCAAATTGTTCGAATTGCTCATTATCTAAAATGTTTACCTGTTAAAACGGTTGCTATTGATAAAGCAGAAGCAGATGATATTATAGCGTATTATAGTGATATTTTACCAAAAACATATAATTCCAAATGTTTCATTGTATCATCGGATAAAGACTTTATACAACTGATTAACGACAATGTTATTGTGTATCGTCCGATAGAAAGAGAATATTATACTAAAGACACAGTTAAAGAAAAATTTGGTGTATTAGCAGATAACTTTATCCTATACAAAATGTTACTGGGTGACAACTCAGATAAAATAGCAGGTATAAAAGGTTTAGGTGCTAAGGGATTATTGAAAAAATTTCCTGAACTATCTACTGATATACTAACCTTAGATGACATTTTCCAAATTGCAGAAGAAAAACATAAGGAACATGTTATTTATGCTCGTATCGCTTTTGAAAGAGATAGATTAGAGCAAAATTATAAAATTATGAACCTTAAAAAACCTTTATTAGACGATAATGATAAAGAATTTTTAAGAGAATTTTCCGAAGAAGATAATTTAGCTTTGAATAGTGAAACGTTTTTACGATTTTACCACGATGATGGTTTAGGCCATTTAATCAAGAATGTAGAGTTTTGGATTAAAGACACTTTTAAAGTATTAAGCAGTTTTAAATAAGAAGTTATATGACATTAAGCAATTTATCCCAATATGGGATCAGTTTTCAAATCAAAGTACTATCCTCACTATTAACACATAAGGAATTCTTATTGAATATCCATGATGTTCTTAGTGAAGAGTATTTTGATAACCAAGCACACAAATGGGTTATTAAAGAAATCCTAAAATATTATCAAAAATACCATACTTGTCCTTCAATGGATGTGTTGAAAGTAGAATTGAAGAAAATTGATAACGAGGTACTTCAAGTAGCCGTTAAAGAGCAACTTCGTGAAGCTTATAAATCATCAGATGAAGATTTAAAGTATGTTGAAGAAGAATTTTCTAATTTTTGTAAAAATCAACAATTAAAAACAGCGTTGTTAAGCAGCGTTAATTTCCTTAATGCCGGAGATTATGATACTATCCGTTCACTAATTGATAACGCATTAAAATCGGGTCAAGACAAAAATGTTGGACATGAGTATAATAAGGAAGTTGAATCTCGTTATAGAGAAGATCATAGAGTTGTAGTACCTTGCCCTTGGGATGCATTTAGTAATTTATTACAAGGTGGTTTAGGTAATGGTGATTTTGGATTAATATTTGGTAATCCTGGGGGTGGTAAATCTTGGACATTAATTGCTTTAGGTGGTTATGCTGTTAAAATGGGTTACAATGTATTACATTATACATTAGAATTAGGTGAAGATTATGTAGGTCGTCGTTATGATGCTTATTTTACTAATATTCCCGTAAATAAAATTTCTGAACAAAAATATAGATCTAAAGTAGAAGAAGTAATTGCTGATTTACAAGGACAATTAATTATTAAAGAATATTCCCCAGGTAAAGCATCAATTTCTACTATTGAATCACACATTAAAAAATGTATTGATCAAGATTTTAAACCAGATTTGATTATTATTGATTATGTAGATCTTCTTCGTTCAAAAAGAACAAACCGTGAGCGTAAAGATGAGATAGATGATATTTATATTAGCACTAAAGCACTTGCTAAAGACTTACAATTACCAGTTTGGTCTGTATCTCAAGTAAATCGCGCAGGTGCAAAAGACGATATTATTGAAGGAGATAAAGCAGCAGGATCATACGATAAAATGATGGTTACTGATGTTGCTATATCCTTATCAAGAAAACGTCAAGATAAAGTTAACGGAACAGGAAGATTTCACATTATGAAAAACAGATATGGTATGGATGGAATGAGCTTTAATGTTAAAGCAGATACATCAACAGGCCATTTTGAAGTTTCTGAACGTATGGAGGATGATGAGGAAGAAACAACTTCCCAAAAATCAAATTTCCAATCCTTTAATACAATTGATACCATGGACAAAAAAGAACTTAGAAACAAATTTTTCGAACTCAATTCCTAATTAAAATTATGACAAATATTACAAAACCCCGGTTAGTATACAAACCATTTGAGTACCAAGAAGCAGCTGATTACTGGCTTAAACAACAACAAGCACACTGGTTACACACAGAAGTACCAATGATGTCTGATTTAACAGATTGGAATTCAAATTTAAATAAAACTGAAAAAAATATTATTGGTTCTATTTTAAAAGGATTTGCACAAACTGAAACTGTTGTAAATGATTATTGGTCAGGATTAGTAACAAAATGGTTCCGTAAACCTGAAATTATTATGATGGCTACTACATTTGGTGCCTTTGAAACAATTCATGCTGAAGCTTATTCATTATTAAACGAAACATTAGGTCTTGATAACTTTGATGAATTCCTAGAAGATGAAGCTACAATGGCCAAAATCCAGAATTTAATGAATGTAAGAGATAGTTTTCAAGGTGAAACAGATTGGCACGAAGTAGCTAAATCATTAGCAATTTTCTCAGCATTTACAGAAGGTGTCAATTTATTCTCTTCATTTGCAGTATTATTAAGCTTTAAAATGCGTAATAAACTTAAAGGTGTTGGTCAAATTGTTGAATGGTCTATTCGTGATGAGTCTCTCCACTCCGAAGCTGGATGTTGGTTATTTAGAACATTAGTTCAAGAAAATCCTAAACTCAAAACTCAAGAACTTGAAGCAGCTATTAATGAAGCAGCATTACTTTCTCTTAAACTTGAGCTTGATTTTGTTAATAAGATTTATGAGCTTGGTGATTTAGAAGGTTGTTCACAATATGATTTAGAGCACTTTATTAAAAATAGAGTAAATACTAAATTAGGAGATTTAGGATACAAACCAATTATTTCAAATATAGATTTAAAAGCAGTAGAAAGAATGAAATGGTTTGATCACTTATCAGCAGGTAAACAACATACTGATTTCTTTGCAAATCGTGTAACTAATTATTCAAAAGGTCATATAACTTGGGACGAATCAATTTTTTAATAAACAATGGACAATAATTTATCAGTAGACTATACGCAGTGGGAACGTGGAAAAGATTATCCCGAATATTTTGATGAAGTAGCATTATCAACTATTTCTAAAGGTTACTTACTACCAGGTGAAACACCTAGAAAAGCATACCGAAGAGTAGCACACGCTGTAGCGATGCGTTTAAATCGCCCTGACTTAGAAAATAAATTCTTTAAATACATTTGGAATGGATGGATTGGACTTGCTAGCCCAGTACTCTCGAACACGGGGACAGACAGAGGATTACCGATTAGTTGCTTTGGCATCGATACTCCAGATTCAATCAGAGGTATTGGCCTTACGAACGCAGAACTTATGCGACTTACCTCTTACGGAGGTGGAGTTGGAATCTCCCTCTCAAGAATTAGAGGTAGAGGATCAAACATTACAGGAAACGGACAATCCGAAGGAGTAGTTCCTTGGGCTAAAATTTATGACTCAACTATTATTGCAACAAACCAAGGTTCAGTACGTAGAGGAGCAGCATCCGTAAATTTAGATATTAATCATGTTGATATTAAAGAATTTTTACAAATCCGTAGACCCAAAGGCGATCCTAATAGACAATGTCTTAACCTACATCAATGTGTAGTTGTTGATGATGCGTTTATGAAGCGTTTAAATGACCGTGATAGTGAAGCTATGTCGCTGTGGTTAGAAATTCTTAAATCGCGTGTAGAGACAGGAGAACCATATGTTATGTTTAAGGATAATATTAACAAAGATAATCCATTAGCTTATCGTATGAATAATCTTGACGTCAGTATGACTAATATTTGTACTGAAATCACATTACATACAGATGAAGAGCATTCATTTATTTGTTGTTTAAGTTCATTAAATTTAGCTAAGTATGATGAATGGAAAAACACAGATGTAATTGAAACAGCAGTTTATTTCTTAGATGGTGTAATGGAAGAATTTATCGTTAAAACAAATGGTAAAGATTCTATGATTCGTTCACATAGACATGCTAAAAAAGGTCGTGCATTAGGATTAGGTGTAATGGGTTGGCACACATTCTTACAACAAAAGAATTTACCATTTAACTCAATTGCCTCTACTGCTTGGACACATACTATCTTCAGTGATATTAAAGTTAAAGCTGAAGCAGCTTCACGTCAATTAGCTGCTGAATATGGAGAACCACTTTGGTGTAAAAATACAGGTATGAGAAATACTCACTTATTAGCTATTGCTCCAACAGTATCAAATTCTCGTATCAATGCTTGCTCAGCAGGTATTGAACCCCAACCAGCAAATGTTTATGTATTTAATGGTGCTAAAGGAACGTTTATTGTTAAAAATCCTGAATTAGAAAAATTATTAAAATCAAAAGATAAAAATAGTAGTAAGGTTTGGGATCAAATCTTAGCAGATAATGGCTCAGTACAAAATTTATCTAATGATGTCTTAGCTGAAGATGAAAAATCAGTATTCCTAACATTCCCAGAAATAAACCAATTAGCTTTAGTACAACAAGCAGCTGCACGTCAACGTTATATTGACCAAACACAATCCTTAAACTTAGCATTTGACCCAACTGATTCCCCAAGGTGGATTAATCAGGTACATATGGAAGCTTGGAAATTAGGAATTAAAACATTATATTATCTACGAACAGATTCAGTTATTAAAGGTGACTTAGGTTCACGTACAGCTGACGATTGCCAAGCCTGTGATGGATAAGCATGTCTTGAATATTTTTCATATATGTATAATTAAAACATATGGTAGGAATATATAAGATTACAAACCCTAAAGGACAAACCTATATTGGTTTATCTAAAGATATTGAAAAACGTTTTCAAAGCCATAAAAACCTTCAATTTAAAGGTAATATCAAATTAAGAGAATCTCTAATCGAATATGGTGAAAATTCTCATTTGTTTGAAGTGTTAGAGGAAGTTAATATTTCAACTCTAGAACGCTCTCAAGCCAATAACTTATTACAAATAAGGGAAAGATACTGGATTAATTATTTTAAAACATTTGAAGATGGTTTAAATGCTAATCGTGGAGGAAGTGGGTGTGGTTCACACACTGAAGAATCTAAACGTAAAATAAGCGAAGCAAATAGCAAACCCAAACCAGCTAATTTTGGTACTAATAGAAAAAAATGGCAACATACAGAAGAATTTAAAGAAAAAGTAAGAAATTCTAAACGCCGTCCTATTTTAATGTACGATAAAGAAGGTAATTTAGTTGGAGAATTTCCCAATAATGTAAAAGCCGCTGAATATATTGGATGTCAGAAATCAGCAATATGGAATGTTTTAAATGGATATAAATCATCAAAAGCACTAACAACAACAACCCACGTAAAAGGTTATACATTTAAATATTTATAAACTATGAAAAAATACTTACTACCTACCATAATTGCCCTTTCAGCACTATCGGTTAGTTTATCAGCAGCATTTTATTCAGTAACTGGTCTTAGCATGTTATTTGCTGGGGCTAGTTTTGCTGTTTTAATTATGGCATCTTCTTTAGAGGTTGCTAAATTAGTAATTGCCTCTTTATTATATCAATATTGGGGTAAATTAAATAAAATCCTTAAAATTTACCTTACAGTAGCAGCTTGTGTTTTAGTATTAATTACATCAGCTGGTATTTATGGTTTCTTATCCGCAGCATATCAATCAACAGCCACAAAATCAGAAATTATTGATAAACAGATTGCGGCCTTAGAAACTAAAAAACAACTTTATATAAATTCACGAGATAATATTCTTAAAGAAAAACAATCTCTTTCTGAATTAAGAGGTACTTTATCTAAAGGTTCAACAACACAATTTACCGATAGAAAAGGTAATTTAGTAGTTAGAACAAATAATGCTGCTATCCGTAATATTGAATCAGCATCAAAATCCGATGAAAAATTATCAGAAAAAGTAGATGTAGTAAATGACTCTATCTTTAGTTTAGAAAATCAAATTTTAGAAGTTAAAACTAATAGTGAAGCTACAAGTGAGTTAGGTCCTCTTAAGTATATTTCTAAATTAACAGGCCAACCAATGGATAAAATTATTAACTGGTTTTTATTAGTTATTATTTTTGTATTTGACCCATTAGCAATAGCTTTAGTAATTGCTGCTAACTTTGCTTTTGCTCAAATTCGTCCTAAAAAAGAATATCCACTTGAGGAACAAGTAGATGACATGAGAAAAGTAGTTGATACTTATGATGACCTAGAAGATGAAATAAGAGAATGGGAAGAAGCTAGTTTAACTGATCTTTTAGACTATGATGATTTAGAATGGGATGAATATGGTAATCCAACCCCAATAATTCCAGAAGAACCTAAACAAACTGGAGTCCCAGTAATGGTAGACCCTAAAACAGGTAAATTCTTTTATGAAGAACCGGATATTGAATTTAAAAATTTAGATTTAGATAGTGATGGAATAGTTGAAGAAGAAGAATTAAAACAAGTGTTTAATGAATCTGATACTAATGATGATGGTGTAATTGATAAAGAAGAAGCTAAAGTAGCTAATTTAGATCCTAAAACTGCAGAAAAATTAAATCAATTTAACAATACAATCCATCGAATAAAACAAAATTTAGGTCTTAATCATGCTGATACTCAAATGGATTTCGATTTAGAAGAAATAAAAAACATAATCTCAGTAGTACTATCTAAACAAAATAAAAAAGACGACGACAATACAATAACTTATTTTTAAAAACTTCTGCGAGAAAATTTGGCTGTGTCAGATCCCTTTCGTATATTGACGACATAGAAATAAAGGTTATGACAAGAGAAGAATTTAACAAAAAATGGTTTGAAAGAGATTATCCCGATACTCAAGAGGTATTGATGATTATTGCAAGTAATTTATCTGATTTCCAACACGAGATTTATTTTTCAAATCCCGATGATATTGAGAAAAAAATGAATACTTTAAAAGAGTATATTTTTGATTACAAAACAGTTCTTCGCAAAGAAGATTTGGAATCCCAAAAAATAGTTCGTACATTGACGATACAGAAATAAAGGTTATGAGAAAGAAAATTTTGTATTTACACGGTTTAGAAAGTTCCAACGTTTGTGATAAAGTTGACTTCCTTAAAGAGGTATCTGATTGTTATGCTCCTGCTATTGATTATGCAGATCCTTATATTGAGGATTTGTTATTGAAAATGGTTCGAGCTTTTAAACCCGATGTTATTATTGGTTCTAGTATAGGTGGGATTACAGCATTGTTATTAGGTAATTATTTTGGTATTAGTACTGTTGCTTTTAATCCTGCTATTCACTCACGTACATTTGATCCTGAGTTTGATAAATTAAATGATGCAGATCCTACTCTTGGTTTTACTCCTGTTGTTATTTTAGGTATGGAAGATGATGTTATTAATCCTTTGATTACTAAAGAGATTCTGGATGATGCTTTTATTGAATGTGTAATTGAAGATGTTGAAGGTATGGGACATAGGATACCGATTACTAATTTTGTACATATTTATAACAAATATATAAAATAATGAGTAATTTCGATTTAAAAAAATATTTGGCTGAAGGTAAACTTTATGAAGCTGTTGATCCAACAGAGGCAGAAGCAGAAGCACAAAAACTAATAGACATATTAGGGGTAATGGTTGTACCTGATCCTCAAAACTCTAGTGATACAATAAGACTCAACATCTACCCAGATAGTAAACCTGGTGATAGATTCTATAATGATAGATCTGCTCAAAGATTTACAATTGCTGTTGAAGATGGTAAATACCTATTTAGTAATGGTGGTGGATATCGTAGATCTATTCAACCTATTGCTCAATTATTTGGGGTTGAGCCGAATAGTAATACTGGCGTAGCAGGAAGAAGTAGTATTGATATGAGTTTAAAGAAAAAACCGATTGATTTAACTACGATTAAAATGATATCTAATTATTTTCAACAAGGTTTAAAAGACGAATCTAAAGCCCAAGCCGATTTTTATAAAGGTTGGTCAAATCCCGATTAATTATGAGTAATTTTGATTACAGATCATATTTAAAAAATAATCCTTTATTAGAGGAATTATCTAAAGGTCAATGGACTGATTTAGACAAAAAAGAAACCAAAGAATACTCAGGTGATATTTTTGACCTAATCAACACAGCATATGCGTCAATTGGCGGTAATTTAAATTATAGTAGCGCAAATGATGTAACAGGCACACAGGGTGATTCTGATTACGAAGTAATCGATATAGACGATGATCCTGAAATTGATGCTGTAATTGTATCTAAAAAGAAAGGGGCAGGTAATAAAATTACGGCAATGGGTCATGATAACTCATCAATAGCTAAATCAAAATCCATTAATAAACAAGCAGATATGCTTAAAACCCCAGGCAACTATGTTGAGGTTTCGGGTAAAATAAAAGATATTTTACTTGCTAAAGGGGTTCCTGTAGTAATTGATAAAGACACAATTGAAAAAGTAATGGGTAAAAAAGCAATAGACATCCAAGATGATGGTTCTTATACTCGTTTCATTAATAACAAAGAAACCATAAAAATTCTTTTAGGAAAGCCGCTATAAATTTGGTTTTTTAAAAGGTTGTTCGTATATTCACATATATTAAAAAAATAAAAGTTATGACACAAGAAGAAATTAACAATCAACATGTAGACATGATCAATTATTTAATTGATCTAAACAACGAAATTGGCGAAGTATGGAAATACCATCCCGAAAATCCTAATCAAATTGATCCAGAACTCTATCATGCTATTTTAGTAGCAAAACTTGAGAAGATGGAAAAAGAGTTGAAGGAATTGGAAGCCAATATTGACAATGTATAGTTTTATAAAAGAAGGTAATATTAGACACAGTCGAGAGGTTGTTATGGGGCATATTAAAAAGCTCCAACCTCTTAACTATAACAGATTTATGTGGTGGCGTACACATACTGATAAAGTTATACCACTTGGCAAACGATCATCACTTAAAGATCGTATTTTAAATGGAGATTTTAATCCATCAACATATTTTTGGCAAGCTCAATTATCATTATATACAGCAAAAGATAAACTTGACTTATCAAAACATGAGACTCGTTACCAACTTGAAATTTGTGCTGTTGACTTTGCACGTCATAAACGTTTGATGGAAGATTTCTGGAAAGAAGAACCAGCACGTTTAGAAGCATTATATGATGCTTTCACATCAGCATTTCAACTCACAAGAGAAGAACTTGAAGAAGAATTTCTTAAATGGCCTGGAGATATTCTTAGTTTTTATGAATATGCATGTCAATTCCTTAAAACAACCCCTGCTGAAAATAGAAAAGATATGAGAGGTAGAGGTCGTCCTAAAAAAGTTAAGACTGAAACTGTACCTGATGTATTAAGAATTAAACGAGGTAAAGGTCGTCCTAGGAAGCAACCTTAAAATGATAGATATTAGAATTATACAAATTAAAACAAATGCCCAAAATCTACATGGGTGGATTGCTTTAAGTTCAACTGATCATCCTATTGGGCATATATTTATGCATGTTGAAGTGGACAACAAAATAAAATTCATGGATGCTTGGGTCCATGATGAATTCAGACGCCAAGGAATTTTTAATAAATTATGGGATACTAGATGGGAGTATGTTCAAATCCATTTTAAAGGTTACACAGCATATGCTTGGTGTTTACCTACAAGTATTGATTTATTAAGAAAAAAAGGTTTCACAGAAGGTGAAACTTGTATTTACGTAGAAAAAAAAGTTGAACAATGAAATCATTAATTGCTTTTGCAATAGGGATGCTAGTTTTAATATTAGCTGGAACTTATTGTCTTGTAGAAATGTTTTTAAACGTATAAATTTAATTTGGAATTACAATCCTTTTTAATTATATTTATGTCAAATAATTAATTGTTATGAAAAAAAGAATTAAGGTTTCTCACGAAGTTCCGTTCTCGTTATTAAATTATAGTCGTGAATTTAACGATTATGATTATTGTCTTCCTCATTTATTAGATGAGAATGAAGAGTATTTAGCATATTTTAAAAAAGCAAAATCCGAAGGTCGTTACATTATTATGGATAACTCACTCCATGAGTTAGGTTCAGCATATAATAGTGAAAGATTATGGCATTGGATTAACGAATTAGAACCCGATGAATTTATTGTTCCTGATGTATGGGAAAATAAAACAGCATCAGTTGTAAATGCTCGTCAATGGATTAAATCAATTTATCCTAAAAATACTACACCAGTAGCCGTAGTTCAAGCTCAAACATTACATGAAGCCTTTGAATGTACTCAAATTTATAAAGATTTGGGATATAAAAAAATTGCTTATTCGTATGGAGCGTCTTATTACAATGATATATGCGTTCATCCAAATAAAGATTTAGGTAAAGCATTAGGTCGTGTTTATGTAATTTCAACACTTTATAAACAAGGTGTATTACATCCAAATGATCGAGTTCATTTATTAGGTTGTCAGGTACCTCAAGAGTTTGGTTGGTATCAAGGTATTGAATGTATTGAATCAATTGATACATCAAATCCTATTATGGCTGCTTTAGATGGCAATGCTATTGAATACTCAGGCCTAACAGAAAAACCTGAAGCAAATATGAATACATTCCAAAATATTGATTTTGAATTAATTGATTTGGATTTAGTTGATAATAATATTGAAATGTTTCGTTTAATAAATAATTTATAAGTTATGAATATGTTAAGTTTATATGATCACCTAGGGTATCCCGCAGGTAATGAATTAGGAAAAGAAGTAGCAGCAGCTGCTACAAAATCTAAAGTGAAATTTGAAACTCGCGAAGTCTCAAATCCAAAGTACACAGGAAAAGTAATGCTTTATCCTGAAAATTTTTTAAAAGAATATTTTGAATCAAAACAAGCAAAATTAGTATTATCATCTGCGGATGAAGATGATGATTTACCTTTTTAAAAAATAAATATATGTTAAATAAACAATCAATTCGAGGTGGAGTCCAAATATATGCGGACGGATTATCATTAAATAAAGAACAAATTATCACAATAAGTGAAAATTGGAGTGAAAATCAAGAATTATTTTTTCGTAAAATGCTTAAACAAAGTGGGAATTTTACATTAAAAGGTACTAATTTTAAAATAGTCGCTCCTGAACCAACTAGAGATAGTAAAGGTGAAATTAGTACTTACCTTAGAGAAGAATCGGAAGACTAGAATCTTCCCATTTAATATAAAAAATAAAAAAAAATGAATAAACAAGCAGTATTATCGTTAAGTGGAGGTATGGATAGTTCCACTTTGCTGCTTCGTCTACTTGCCGATGGCTACGAAGTAACAGCATTATCATTTGACTATGGTCAAAAACACAACATTGAACTCGAACGTGCTCAATCATTAGTAAATTATATTAATGGACAATTTATTGTAGACGAAGAATCAAAAACAGTAGAATATCCTTATAATGTAAAATACCAAGTAATTAAACTTGATGGTTTAAGTCAATTATTAAATTCATCATTAGTATCAGGTGGTGAAGATGTTCCTGAAGGTCATTATGCTGAAGAAAACATGAAAGCAACTGTTGTACCTAATAGAAATAAAATATTTAGTTCAATTATTCAAGCAGTAGCTTTATCTATTGCTGAACAAAAGAATACAGAATGTGCTATTGCAATGGGTATCCATGCAGGTGATCATGCTATTTATCTTGATTGTAGACAAGAATTTAGAGATATTGATTTTGAAGCATTTAAAGCAGGTAACTGGGGTGCTGAAAAAGTAGTATTTTATACTCCTTATTTACATACTGATAAATTTGGTATTTTAGAAGATGGTGTAATATGTTGTAAAACATTAGGATTAGACTTTAATGAAGTATATTCACGTACAAACACATCTTACAAACCAATTAAAATTTATCATCGCCCTGAAACAAATGCCTATAGCTGGTATTCCGATTATAAATCAGCATCGTCTGTTGAACGTGTAGAAGCATTTATTAAATTAGGTCGTCCTGATCCTGCAGGATATGCAGATGAAACAGGTCAAGTAACTTGGGAACATGTAGTAACAGAAGTATCTAAAGTATTAGAAAGTCATGCAGGATAAAAATATTGATTATAGTAAACTCCCCGATCCAAAAAATCATCAACTAATTAGCTTTCTTAAGTCAGCAGTTAGGATTTCTGGATATTTGTTATTACCTTACAGCATTACATTAAGTGTAATAGTATTAGTAGTATCCGAATTAATAGGAATTATAGAAGAATTAGTATGATAAGAAAACGTCACAAAATAATCCAACCTGAAACATATGTTGTTGTTAACAGAGATGGTCAAGTATATATTGGATTACAAGGCGGTTATCCTGTATATTCAAATGATTGGGATCAAGCAAAACCCTTAGAGGTAAATAGTACACATTACTTATTAAAAGAAAAAGGAACAGAATTAATTAAAGAATCAGAATTATGACAAAAGAAGAATTTATTATTTATGTAAAAGCTATTATCGATATGGAAATCGAAACAGCTAAAAGAACAAATCCTATTATTGTAAAAGATGAAAGATATAAAACAGTAGAAGGATTAAAAGAATTTGTTGCTGACTCATCAACTCAGGAACCAAGTTATGAATTAGTTGGTGCTCTTAAGCTTATTGAAGAAGCATTAAATAAAGTTGGTAAACCAACTCCATCTCCTTCATATCCAAATCCAACACTTCCTTATGGTCCATTTGACCGTCCATTTGACCCAATGCAACCAATTGGAGTACCTAATACATCCCCTGATTGGACTTATCGCCCAGAACATCAACCCCTACATGTAGTTTATTGTACAACAAATACATCACAAAAATGAAACAATTATTTTATTTTACAGCAGCTTGGTGTCAACCTTGCCAAACATTAGGTCCTATTATGGATCAAGTAAGTTCCCAAACCCCAGTTAATAAAATTAACGTAGATTACGAAGCAGATATTATTACAAAATACAATGTAAGAAATATTCCTACAGTAATACTCGTGGAAAAGGGACAAGAAGTTCGTAGATTCACAGGAGTAAAAAGTTTTAACGAAGTACTTAATTTTATTAACGGATAACATGGCTAGATATATTTCAACCAAAACATTTGACAACTACTCAGTTGCTATTAGACAATGGAAAGCACAACACTCTCATTGTCAATTACTCCATGGATATGGAATTTATTTTAAAGTATGGTTTGCATCAAACGAACCTGATATTGATAAACAATTAGATGATATGAATTGGATTGTTGATTTCGGAGGATTTAAATCCCAACCAGTTGGAAATGGATTAAAAGATTGGATGAACCATATGTGGGACCATACATTATTAATTGAAAAAGATGATCCATATGCTGATATCTTCCAATCAATGGAACAAATGGGTTTAGCTAAAGTTCATTTAATGGATAAAATGGGATGTGAATCATTATCTAAACTAGTATCAGATAAATTTAACGATGTATTATCTAAAACAGATGGTGGCCGTTGCAAAGTGATTAAAGTAGAATGCTTTGAACACGGTAAAAATAGTTCAATTTACGAAGCTGAATAACATGAAAGAAGACAAAAAACCAGGTCGCATTCTCGACTATAATAAAAAATTACCTGTGCTTGAGGTTTACACTTGTATTCAAAGTGAAGGATCAAGACAAGGTAGACCTACTGTTGCTATTAGAACCACAGGTTGCACTCATAGATGTTGGTTTGGTGCTGGAGGTTGGTGTGATAGTTGGTATACAAGTATCCACCCAGAAAAAGGTATTTTTACATTTAATGACATTATTAAAATTTATGATGAAAATCCTGAAATTACTGAAATGATGTTAACAGGAGGTTCTCCAACAATGGTTCCTGACCTTTGTAATGAATTAACTCACTTTGCTCATGAGCGTGGTATATGCATAACCATTGAAACAGAAGGTAGTCATTTTATTGAAACCGATTTTCCATTTGGGTTGGTATCTTTATCTCCAAAGTTTAGTAATTCTATACCTAGTCTTGACGCTACCACTCCAATGGGTAAACTCGTTGATCAAAAAATGATCGACCAACATAACAAACTTAGATTAAATAAAGAGGCAATTCGTAAAACTTTAGATTATCATACTGATTTTCATTACAAACCAGTTTATGATGGAACACAATCTACAATGGATGAAATTGAGGCATTTAGGGTTGAAATGAATATTCCTAAAAATAAAACATGGTTAATGCCTGCTGGTGATAATAGGGAAGAATTAATTAAACAATATCCTATTTCATTAGAAAAAGCATTTGAGATGGGTTATAATTGGACAGGTAGAGACCACATTATTTCATACGATACTAAAAGAGCTGTTTAATAACATTAAAATTATGACACAACCCCAAAATTTATATCCTTACACTTTCTATGTAGATTATTCTTCAGGATTAAAAATTACAGTATTTGATAATTTAGATTCTGAAAATGAATTTGTAATTAGAGCATATACTAAAAAATCTAAAATCCAATCTAAATTAAAATGGACTCATAACTCAGCAGGTAGTAGTTATATTGAAGAAGAAATTATTAATAATAAAGATTTTTTAATTGAATGGGGTACCCACGTTGTAAAAAGTAATCATTACTATACTTATTATTATAAAGGTTTAGTTCCTTATTTTATTGAAATAGTTGATAATAAAACGGATGAATTAGTTCATACAGAAATATTTGATACTCGTCATAAGTTAGTTAATTTTAATTTACATAGTGATAATCTAAATACTTTACACACTTGGATGTGTGTTCTTGAAAAATTTAAGAAAGAAAATGAATGTCAAATTTCAATAACTAATGATTATCTTAAAGAAAATCAACAATATGATTTTGTAGATTGTTATTGGAGTGTAGAAGAAAATTTTGAACGTTTTTATGCAGGGTATGATATAGGTAGATTTGGTACTGAAGAAGCACCTCATCTTTTTATGAATCCTGATGGTATTCAAGGTAAAAATGATTTAGAAATTATTGAAGATATTTTATATCATTATACAAAAAATCTATGAATAATGTTTTAATGATAATGAATGCTAGAAATCTTTCAGCATTTAAAGAGTGTGTTGACAAATTAGATATTTCTAAGGTTTGGTTTAAAGGATATAAAGAATTTGAATTAAATATAGAAATTAATAAATTCATACAAGAAACACAGTTTGATAATTATTTTATTATTCCTGATGATCTTATTATTAATAAAAGTGATTTTGAATTTCTTGAAGAACAATTAAAGTATTATCCTATAGTAACTGGATGGGGTGTTTGGAGACAAAATAGTGATTGGACTACTATTTATCGTCAAGATAAAATTCATACCTTTAACCAAGGTGATAAATTACCTATATTTAAAAAACATTACAATATTGTTAAAACCTATGAAATTGATTCTCTCCCAGATGTTATAGAAACAGCATTTACAGGATGGTTTTATACAGGAATTAGACGTGATATTTGGTTAAAATATCCTTATCAAACAATGTCTACTCATGTTGGTATGCCTGGTGCCTCAACAGATGCTCATTGGTCAAAACGAGTTTTAAAAGATAATATTTATAGACAAATGTGTTTTAAACGAGCTCGAGTACTTCATCTTTCCTACTCAGGAAAAGATTATATGGATTTAAGTTTTGGAAATAAACAAATAATTAAAGAATTCAAATGAATAAACAACTTTTAATAGAAAACTTAGAAAAAAAGAATAACATTATTCTTTACTTTAACTCAGGGGGATGTGGACCTTGTATTCAAGCTCAACCTCTTGTTCAAAAAATAGCAGAAGCTAAAAAAGGATATGTTTATGAAAATATTACTGAAGGTTCTGAAGGGTCAAATGAATTAGAAAAATTTTGTGGTGTTGAATTTTACCCAACCTTAGTTATTATTGAAGATAATCAAGTTAATAGATATGTTGGGATAAATGAAATTAAAACCTTATAATGAAACCTCAAATATTATTTACAGAACAAGAACTTTCTAATAAAGTAGGTGAAATTGCCTATAAAATTAGTAAAAAAGAACACGATTTTCCTCCCGTATTTATATGCGTTTTAAACGGCGCTTTTATGTTTTTTACGGACTTGGTGAAGCGTGTAGGTGAATGCGAAATAGACTTTATACGTGCGAAATCTTACACAGGTATCACGCAGACTAACGTCTCAATATCTAAATCAATTGAAATAGATATTGCTCGAAAAGACGTATACCTAGTAGATGATATCTATGATACTGGGGAAACAATGAAAGCTTTAATTCAACATTTAAATCTTAACAATCCAAAATCAATCACTCCAATTACATTATTTAAGCGTTGGAGCTCCCACAACCCAGACTTAATTTATGGTTTTGAACTACACGATGAAAGTTGGTTAGTAGGTTATGGATTGGATGATGAAAATGGTCTTCAAAGAAATCTTAAACATATTGTTGGATTATTGAAGGAAGATTAGTATATTACACGAAAATTAATTAGTTATATGGAAAATAAAAGACGAAAAAACCACACTGATTTAGAGTGTGTTCAAACAGGTTTCGCTAATGGAGTTGCACCTGG